CTGACTTTTATAGAATACTAGAAGAAACTGGACATATATACTTAATGACAAACTCTATCCACCTTGCAGAAATTCAAAAACAGATGGAAAAAGTAGGATTTATTATAAATAATATTCTAGTAATGGTAAAAAACAATACTGTCACAAACCAACATTATATGAAAAATTGTGAGTTTACTATATTTGCAAGAAAAGGGGCGAGTAAAGGATTAAATGATTTTGGTATTAATTCAGCCATATGTGTAGATATGCCAAGAGGTGAGAACAAAATACATGACACACAAAAACCACTACAATATGTTAAAAAACTTATCGGTAACTCTACTAAAAAAGGCGATATAGTTGCTGACTTCTTTAGCGGAAGTGGAGTAGTGGCAAACGCTTGTATTGATTTGGGAGTTGATTATATTTGTTGCGAGATAGACGAAGCTTATCATAAAAGATCAACAGAAAGAATACAAAAAGCAACTGGTAACGTAGGACTATTCGCATGAAAAGAATACACTTAGAAATAAACATAAATCAAATCGTAGGCATAATCTTAGGTTGGTTAATAGTAAGATACCTATTTCCACTTTTTAACCACCTTGACCAATCTACGGTAGCGAGTATATCAACTGTTATATTTTTCGTAAGTAGTTATGCAAGAAGTTTTTTATTAAGATTATATTTTGAAAAAAGGAAACCCATGAAATAAAAAGCAAAGCAATATCCCTCGCATAGTTTTACTCTATGTTCGTCTACTTTGAGGGGTATTTCTAAGCTTTACATGTAAGGTTTAGGAATATTATAAGGAGTTAAAATGCTATACAGAAATATAAATACAAATAAACTAATAGAGTTTATAGAAATTAGAGATGGTTATGTTTGGTTTAGAGTTGATGGTGTTGTAGATTGTATTGATGTTGATACTTTTGATATTATTTATGAGTTGATATAAAAAAGCCCCTCGCTGCAAAGGGGCTAAATTCTAAAGGAGTAATTTTGTGACCTTAAGTTTATCAAGGATATATAATTATATCTAATCTTAAAATAAAAAGCAACTATACCTTCAATAATTGTATATTAATTTCTTTTATGTTATACTATATAGATTTCTTAACAGAGAGTAGTATAGGACTCCTACACGCCTTGTACCTACTCTTTGTTAAGGATTCAATGAGTACAGAAAGTGTAGGAACTTCTAGTAACTCCCTTAAATTTATTAGCCTGATTGCGTATTATGAAAACATTTAAAAAATGTTCTTGTTGCCATAAACAAAAACATACATCTATGTTTAGATATAGAAAAGTTGCTAAAGATAAGCTAATGAGTCTTTGTGTTGAGTGTGAAAGATTAAAATGCAAAGAGTATGAAAGAACTAAAGTTGGTGTAATTAGCACTATATATCGCTCACAAAAAGCTAGTTCAAAAAAAAGGAAAATGCCACCTCCGTCATATTCTTATTTGTTTCTCAAAGATTTTCTTATTGATGATTTATTATTCAATTTTCTTTATAATAATTGGGTAAATAGTGGGTATGAAACACTTTTAAAGCCATCTATTGATAGGCTTGATGATTTATTGCCTTATACTCTAAATAATATTAGATTAACTACATGGGGAATTAATAAGAAAAAATACAATACTGATAGAACACAAGGAATTGATAAACAGCAAAATAAGGCAGTTGTTCAATTTGATACTTACGGAAACAAAATAAATGAGTTTTTTTCTGCATCTGAAGCAAACCGTAAAACTGGTATTTCTCGTCCTGATATTTCCGTGTGTTGCACTAAATTTGTTAGAAAGTCTGGTTATTATTGGAGGTTTAAGTCAGAAGTAAAACAATCTACAAAGATTTCTATTGAGTCATAAAATACATTATTCTAGGCTAGATAATATAAAAAGGTCTAATGCAAGGAAACGGCACGATTATTGGTCACTATACGACAAGTATAAAGATAGAGATAAACTAATGATTACATTTACTCATCTTGAAACTGATCCTTATAAAAAAATGGAGATAATGATTAAGATAAAAAATTATATATCTAGCCTTATCAGAAACACAAGAACTGATAATATTGCATTTTTTAGTAATATTGAACTTGGAAAAGATTATTTATCTCCTCACATACATTGTCAATTTTTTTATACTGACTATAATCAACTAATAAAAATTAGAGATAAAGTATTTTATAAATTTGGTTTATTCTCTGAATTTTCGCATACTACTATTCCTACATGTAAAGATGTAGTTTATAATTACTGCATTAAAGACTATTCTAAAAGTAAAACAGATATAGAGTTGTTGTATTTAGATGAGTTTAAAAGGATGTATAGAGCTAAATTAGGCAAGAACATAAGGTTTATGTCTATGAGTAAAGATAAGTATACTAAAGCTATTTATCGTAAGGCGTATAGTAAAGGAATTAAGAGGGAGAATGTAGATTTTTTAATAACAAATTGTATAATTAATGAATATATAGAATTAGTTGATTGTAGACTTTGTTGTTATTTAATACACATTTTAGGCATATATATAGAACAAGAAAAAACTAAAGTTTTGTTTTGTTTTTTGATAGAAAGTGATAGCCAATTCCATTTCAAAAAACTATTTGATTTATGGGTTACTGGCTATCTTTAGTAAAGGTGTCGTGAAAAATTAATTATAGCTAAAAATAAATTAAAAAAGGATATGTTATGAGTTTGTTTCCAGAAATTGATAATGAAATTGAAGATATAAAAAAGATAGAGCTTGAAAAAATTAAAGAACTTAAAAGCAAATCAATTCCTTATGTCCCATCTAATGGCACAGATGGCATGATGTTTGAAAGTACTTTTTGTTCTACTTGTAGCAAAGATGATTCAGATAAAAATATCTTTTGTAAATATCTTGGTGAATTGATTAGCGGTGATAATTGTAGTGAAATAATTAGATATAAAAGTAAAATAATGTGTTTAAAGCATGATGATTTTAATATTAAAAGTTATTTAGGAGTTGAATTATGAATTTATATATTTTAGATTTTAGAAGTATTTTAAAAGTTTTGTTTTTAATTCAAGTTTTAAGGGGTATTCCACCCCCTAAATTTTTATTTCTCTCATTTTCTTTGATAATCTTTCTGCTCTGTTTTCGCTATCTTTCCCATCTCTCATATCTGCTTCGTGCATTTGCCGATACCAAAGGCTGTCTAGCATTTCGATTGAAGCCATTTCATAATCACCATCTTTTATGTATTGAATAGTATTTTTAAACTTCATAAATCTAGGAACTCCCATTTGATACGCCATTTCATAAACTATATCTTGCACTTCTGTTGGTTTTTCAGCTAACCACTCTAGTTTATTGTTTACTTCGTGCTTAAAAGCTTTTAGTCTAAATTCTGCTAATAGTTGTCCTTCTTTTTTATTTAGTGGTAGTTTAGTTCCATATCCGATAGTTAAATATCCTTCTGTATCAGTATATGGCATACCATCAAAACCTTCACTTGCTTTTATGTTTTCAATTAAACTCATTACATTAATCCTATAAATTTTAATATTGGGTGTCTAAAGTCTGATATTAAAATAACTACTACACCAACTGCTGCAAATACATATATTTTAGGGTTAGCTGATACTTTACTCCAGAAACTAAGCCCTTTAAGTGCATCGCCATACGAATTAAGCCTTTTTTCATGCTCTTTAATTAAATGATTTCTCTCACTAACTTCATGGTCTATTCTGTCGTTTAACTCTTTTCTAACTGCATTAACTTCGACAACTACTGTCTTAAGTTCGCTTAATTCATCTCTCATTTTGTCAATCGAACTTGACTGCGTTTTAATTGCATCTGCCAATAAAGTTATCTCCATTAATTCAGCCATCTATTTACCTTTATATTACTTTTCGTTTTGCTTCCACAGTTGTACTGCTTTTTCTATACTTCTACCACTTATATACCCACCTATACCTAGTTTAAGCACTGCCCACATATCTTCTGTTATAGGCTTTACTGGTAGTGTAGTATCAAATAAGACTTGAATATAAGGAGATATAATATACTCATTAGCTATTATGAAACCAAATAGTAACATAAGCATAGGACGCCAATTTCTCTGTAAACTACTGCCACCCATCTCAGTTATAATTACATCTTTCTTAGCTTGTATAACTTCTGACATAGCCTTTATAAGTGTAGTTTTTAACTCGTTTCTTACTTGCTCTAATAAGTTTTTAGCTTTCAGTCTTTCATCATCAGATGTAAATATCTTGTCAATCGTATTGCCTACACTATCTACTACTTTGTCTACCCCAGTTTCAATAAGTCCACTAAACCAACTCATGACAATATCTCAATAACATACAAGACAATAGGAACTATCGCAGTAGCTATTGCATCCATCTTGTCTGAGGTGTGATTAGGATAGTACTCGTCATATACCTCTTTACCTATTGCTATCACTATGACAACTAATACTGCTAGTGTTGGGCTATACAAAGCTATAAAATTATAAGCTATAAGTCCATATAACATATGATAAGCCTTGTCTTTTGGTAAACTGTTTAGTATGTTAAATATCTTTTCCATTACTAATATCCTATTTCTGCTTTAAGTCCATATCCTATTGCTAAGCACTCAGTTACATAAGTTTCATACGCTATTCTTTTTCCATCGCTTTCATCTCTTTTGCTCATAGCTATTTCATCTGCAAGGCTATATTTTTTTGCTATTTCCTTTGCAACTACTTCTCTAATTCTGTTTAGTTGTGTTGAGTCTGTGACGAGTGACTTAAACTCTTCTTGTGCTATTTCTTCGCATAAGATTCTTGCATCTTGACTAGCGATAACTTCATCTATAGCAACTTCTTCTCCTGCTAAACTAACAACACTCACATTGAAGTGATTGACTTTTACATCTTCGCTCCCACCTCTAAATTCTAAAACCGTATCCTCTGTGCTGACTTTTTCAAACTTTATGTATTTAAACATGTTTGACTCCTTTTTGGTAATTTTTTTAAAATTTTATTCACGTTCAATAATCTTTTATAGTATTTAATCGTGCCAGTATTCTTAGCATGACCTATTAAAGAAATTATTGAATGAACTTTTGACTTTTTTATGGCTTTTTTCATTTTGTAAATACTATGTTTTCTCACAAATTTTATACTCTTCCATGTTCGGTAGCCTACAAAATTTATACCTCTTTTTATTTTTTGTATATGCCAATGACTCAATTCAATATTTAAGTTATCTTGTACGAATTTTTCACATTTTTCTTTTGCATTTTTTGCTTCGTCTAAAGTTAATCCAATCAATATAAAATCATCCACATATCTCACATAACTTTTTGATTTCAATTCTCTTTTTATAAAGTGATCTAGCGGATTAAGATAAATTAGTGCATAAATTTGAGATAGTAAGTTCCCAATAGGAATTCCTTTATCTTCATTCATTTCTGCAAATTCGCACATGATGTCTAAAAATCTTTTATCTTTAATCTTTTTCTCAAATAGTTTTCTCAAAATTGTTCTATCAATTGAATAAAAAAACTTTCGTATATCGAGCTTTACAAAATACAAGTCACCACTATATTTTCTCATCTCATTTTGCGTATAAACACTAGCTTTATGAGTGCCTCCACCTTTTCTACAAGCATATGATGTATCAATAAACGTATTGTCAAATATCGCATAAATAGTTCTATAGATAGCGTGTTGTACCACCAAATCTCTAAAAGATGGTGCATTTATTAGCCTTTTTTTAGGCTCATATACATAAAATTGAGAATAAGGTCTTGGTCTATATGTTTCACTATGCAATTCATCATAAAGAGATTGAATTTCTGCTCCTAGATTTATCTCAAATTTCAAAGTAGCTCTTTTTGTTCTTTTCCCTTTTCTTGCATCCAAAAATGCTTCGTAAAGATTTTCTAAAGTAAAAGCTTTTTCAAATAAAAAGCCTATTCTTTTGGTTGATTTAATCTGATTTTCAACATTTAAGTTACTCAAAAGATTTTTATCATTTTTGATTTCGGTTATACCAGGACAATATACCCCTCTGTTCCCAATCTCACCATTTGATGTTTTAGGCTTGGATACACAGTCACGACCACCCGTATTGTTATTCGAGTTAGTACGATTATTGTTCAAATTCATATTGAAGACACCAGCATTAGAAGTATTACTCCAATTGCCTCCACATTGACAAGCTTTCATATTGCTATATTGCCCTTTGTTCATTATAGTTTTCCACTATCGCGAAGCTTGTTTATCCAAGCTCCTATGATTTTTCCTATTTCGTTAATAATATTTGATATTGCTAAAAATCTCTTTGGTGCATCTATATTGTTGTTTTCTTTTCCATCTTTAAAAGAAAAATATCCAAGCTCGTTAGCTAAATACACTTGCATCCTTAACTTTTGATGTGTAACATCAAGTTCAGTCAATGAAGTTTTTTTGTAATATTTCTTTTGACACTCAGTAATTAAATCATAAATATTATAAGCTGTGTTACGAATGGTATTTGACAAAGCATATTTTTCATGACGAGGGAAATGATTTAAATATACATTTAATAACTTAATCATTTCCATATATTTTCGATTTAAAATTGCTTCGCTATGAATTCCCATTGTTACTCCCGTTCACTATCGTTCTCTCACACAAGGTACGAGGCACGACCACCCGTATAGTAACTCGAGTTAGGACGATAATTGTTCAAAAGCATATCGAAGACACCAGCATAAGAAGTATTACCCCAATTGCCTCCACATAGACAAGCCATTTCGTTTTTTAAATATCTATAGATACCATCATTACCAAACTCTGTAGTTCCTGCTGTGCTTACTCCTGCTGCATTTGGAATTCCTAGTGCTGTACGCTTATAAGATGCTGACGTCCTATCTGTACTCATAGCAAATACTGAATTAACCCCATTTCCTAAATAAGTCCATCCATCATTTGCATTTACTAAGTCACTAATATCAATCACATCATAGTTTGATGTAGTATAAGCGTCTGTATCGTCATCTATTGTTCTTATATCAACACTTTCTTTTAATGTTAAAAAACCTTCTGTATCCATGCGGATAAAGCCACTCGCAACTTCATACATGTTCCCATTTAGGTCTGCAATTCCACAATCTTGACCATTGTGTGTTGTTTTCGCAAAAGGCTCACCACTTCCAGTTAAAGCACAGTTTGAGTATCCACTTGGAGTAAATATAACACTAGAATCATTTACGTCTGAGAGAGCATTATTTAAATTTCCTTTTGGCATTAGTGGTGCAACGTCACTATAAGCACATGCAACTGTAGAAGATGCAGCCTTTCCATGTGCAAAAGCAATTCTTGCTAACATAGAATAGTTATAAATAGATGTCAAAAAGTAGTCACTTCCTGCTGTTTTAACTGCTGCGTATAATCCTCCATACGTGTCTACTTGTGTTCCAGTCAATCCACTTAAAGGATTATGGTCTAAATGTGTTGAAAGTGGGTCAAGTCCTTTTTTACTTGCAAATATATTATTTACATTTGATGCACCGTATTTATAAACAAATACACCATTTATTTCTTCACCAGCATTGATAAAGCTTCTATCTATTACATATCCTGATAATGCAGTATGTGAGATGTAACAGTTATTTCCGCTGTACATGTAATAATGTTTTGGAATATAAACTAAGGTGCTTCCATTTGCATCTAAATAATTTCCATAGTTTGGACTTATGATATTATCATGACCCTCAAGTCCTCTCCATCCAACAGGTATTAAATCATCTGGACAAGTTGCAACTCCAAAGCCTAACTCTCCAGCGATACCTATTTGATAAATATCTTCTTCTAAATCTGTTCCATCATTTAGATTTTTCACCGCACTTGCTGCTAATGCTAAAATCTCTACTCCAGCTACCGTTGTTGGGTCTGCACCCTCAACCGCAACTCCTAATTTTTCAAATGTTGTACTTTTTAAACTCACGTTATGCTCCTGTTATTTTTAGTGTTTTAATTCTTCTTATTTTGTCTTCGATTGTTTCTGGGTTGTATGTTGCTTCTGTTGGTATTACGTAGCTTTCTATGGCTTCTTTTGCGGCTTCTGCTTTATCTGCATCACTTGAAGCACTACTTGCTGACTGACTTGCTTCTGTTGCTGAACTTGCACTTGCCGATGCACTAGCTGATGCTTCATCTTTATAGCCTTCTGCTAGGTTTGCAGCTTCTCCTAGATTATCGTTCATGTAAGTTTCTACATCATCCATAAGTTGATTAACTTGCTCGTCTACATCTTGTATTTTTGTGTTTCCATTTACTATTGCAGTGGTTGTAAAATCAGGTGCTACATACGCCATTTGTTATCCTTTATATTTTATTATTATACCATATTTAAGGTTTTTATGAAACTTTATGTATTGATTAAAGATATCTTAAGTCCTCCATGCAAAGTTATACTATTATCACTTGTTACTGTTATTGTTGCCATTTATTTTCCTTTACGGCCATTGTAAGACTTTGGTATAAATCTCGTATATATTCTTTTGGTATCATTTTATTACCTTTGTATAATTTAACTTACTTACTATTTTAATTTATTTAGTTTATTATGGTAGCCAATAGAGATGCTACATTAGGAACAGCACTAACTTGAGAGCCTTCCCACACTACTTTAATGCGTATATCAACATAATTAGTGCAAGAAGGAAGCAACCCTTGATAGATTTTTGCTACTCCTTGTATATTGGACATCTCGTCTAATTTATAATATGTGCCACCATCAACCGATGCTTGAATTTCATGGTAAGCACCAACGGCAAATATAAAAGCTACTGGAGTAGCACCTTGTAGCAAGATAGCTGAACTAGCTAAGTTTGTTACCCTATCTGGCATGTAGCCATTACCGAAAGAGGGAGAGTATATTCTAATAGGTTGAGTGTAATATGTATAACTTGTTGAATTAGCTGGAACTGTAAAATTTTCATATAGAGAAGTAAAATATACTTCTTTGCCGTAGTTACCGCTTGTTGTAGACTGTATTAATGACAATGTTCCTATAGTAGTAGCTCCCTCTATAGTGCTTCCTTTAATATAGCCACTTTGGATATTAGGAGCAGTACTAGTACCAATTGCGGTACTGTCTAAAATAAAACTTCCATTGTTCATTTTTATTTGGTTATTTGTTAAATCAAAATAAGTATTTGTGTCTGCTGATTGTATTTTCCCAGTTGTTATATTGTTAGCCGAAACTACAGTCGTACCATCTGTTAAACTATCCGCAAAAGTTGTAGTCCCATTTACATAGATATTATCAGCACTTATTGTAAAATTACTATCGTAGCCTGTTCCGTCTGCATAACTCCATCCAGTCACTTCTCCAGTTAAAGGATCAACAACTACGCTACTATATGCTTCTGCCCATCCCTTGACTGTATTAGCAGTAGAGTTTGCAGTATTAGCTACTGTATCATCTGTATATTTAGATTTTATTCCCCAATCTTCCGAGTTATATGCTGCTGATTGGTCTACGCTTGAAAAAAGTATATCTCCGCCATCTTCTATCCACATATCGCCTATATCATAAGGTGCTGTTGGTGTTGTTGTAAATATTCTAGCTTTTCCATCTGCTAGTGCTTCAATACTTAATTGCGAAACTGTGCTGTCTATAAATGCTATTTGTGAAGGATTGCAAAGTACCCACTCATTATTTTCATTGTAGTATTTATATATAGTGCTTGTGTCGTCTAATGTTAGATTTTTAATCTCGACACTATCGAATAAGTAATCATCTACTGTTAAATCTGCAACATCAATCTTCCATAAATCATAAAAGCTTGGATCTGTTGGAGTTGTTAATCCTGCGTATATTGTTACTAATCCATCTTGTATCGCTTTTTGTAGAAGTCCATTATCGTATAATAGTTGGTCTAATTTTTCTTTTATTGTTAGTGTAGTTGCTGAACTGTCACCTATAAAAACATGATAAGTTCTTAATGCCGTATTAAGTGTGCCATAATCGCCATTTAAACCTTTGCAAGTAACTTTAAAAAAGTAGCCTTTGTTTGCTTCAAGTTCAATAGCATTGTAATCAAAAGAATTAGTTTTTAAATCAGATGCTATTTGAATATAAGTTAATCCACCATCTTTACTAATATAAAGGTTGTTTGTTGCAAATGTTGTAGTATTCCAAGTTATGTTTAGATAAGGGATTAAAACACCTTGTGCGTTCACTTCACCTCTTTCTGTTATAAGAAATGTGTTTGCTGTTGGCGTTATTTCTGTATATGGTGTTGCTGTTGATATTACTACGCTATCATCTTCTAAAATGCTCTCATTGTATTCTATGGCTGTTATTTTTCTATCAAACTCACCTATTGTTCTTGATATGTCAGTAATTCTAAATAATTTACTTGTATTTGGATTGTTGCATAAAGTAAATAGATTGTATTGTTTTGGTGTTTGTGTAAAAGTTCCATCTATTACTAATTCTGTTACTGTTTGAGTTCCAGCAAATAAAATATTAAAAGACTCTAATGTGTCATCATCCATTTTAACTTCAAGTGTATATGTTTCGCCACTTGATAATAGCACTTCTTGGTCTAGTGTTACTGTTGTATCTGTTGCTGATACTAAGCGACCTGATGTATTCCATAAAGGCATATCGTGAGATATTACACCTACATCACCAACTTCGCAACTTATAGCATCTAGTCCTGCTTCAAATGTTGCAACTCTTCTTAATTGCTCATTACAGTTTAAATGATATTTAGCTGTTCTATATGCTTGACTTTCATTTACTATTCCCATTTGCTGAATAGAAGTTGTTTTGATTGTTTCATCTGTATATGTAGCTATCGTTAAAGTGTCGTTTGAGTAGTCTTTATCTATGTTTGTGTATTGCACTTCTACTTGATTTGCTAAGTCCTCATCCCCTAGATAACCTATTTCTAAAGTACCTTTTTTAATATTCCCCATATTAAATGTGAATGTTCTTGGTGCTGGTTTATCTACTATTACTGAGTATTTTGTACCTTTTATGATTGGTGCTGCTCGTCCTACTTGTGCTACTGATATTAAGCTATCCCAAATGTTGCCCTCAAAGTCAAATATACCGTTAAATGTGCATCTTTTTTCTTGTTCGTCATCTATGCCACTTGATACTAATGTATCGCACCACTCAGCCCATTCTTCTATTTCGTCAAAGTAATACATTTTTTCGTATGGAATTTCATACCCATAAATATTGCTTGTTAAAATATCCCAATATGCCCATGCAGGATTGCTTAAATCTTTAAACCCTATTGACTCGTTGTTTTGATTAAAAACTTCTATTGTTTTTCTTTGGAATTGTGTTATTACATCAACACTTCCACTAAGCTGTCCTGTTGCTTTTATTTTAATTCCAAGCATTGCATAAGATGGATAGTTTAAATCATCTTTAATTACTTCACCAATACCTGCCCAATCACAATCAGTAACCTCTCTTGCATTTGTAGAAACTGATGTAATCCTAGTTATTCTTACTTCGTACTCGTCAGGCTCTAAACCATCTATTCTTATCTCTCTACTAAATGCTGTTGTTTGTGCTGCTGAATATGTTTTATTACCATAATCTATCCATGCACTATCGCTTGTTTTTTTATACTCTACTTTTAATGATACTGAACGACTATCAAGACCGCCACTATCGTTAGAATAATATAATCCACTAGCAAAGTTTATAAAAAGTCTTAGTGACTCGTTTGCATTTCCTATTGTTGTTCTTGTTACTGCATCTTCTTCTAATGCTACTGTGAAAGAGTTTGGTGATTCTATATCATTAAACCAATCCATTACATCTTGGTCTAAAGTTCCGTTTGTAAATCTAAACTCTGCATCTTCATAATTTTCTATTAATGTGTCGTTTATAGATATGTCCGCTGCTGTTATATCTTCTATCTCGCCTTGACATAAAAGTATTTGCATATATAAATATTCATCATCACCTACATAATCTATGTAGCGTTGCATACGAGTTCCACCTGTTTGGTGTTTTCCAAAAAGTATAGGAATTACGCCACCTGCTCCGCTTAGTGTTGTAGTTTTTGCAAATGAGTAAGTAGGTGACTCGCTTATTGATTCTGATGAGTAGTTAGGTGTTTTTGGAGTGAGTAGGCTTGAAATAAGCATACTACCTGCTAACATTACCGCACCTGATAAAACAGTAGCACCAATCGAAATAGCTGCCATTGTTCCAGCTGTTGCTACACCACCTGCAAATGCACCATATAATATATTTGTGAAGAATGGTATTAATGCACTTGCTTCTTGCGTTGGTGCTATTACTATCTCTGAATTATCAGGCACTACAATATCATAGTTAGTTACTTTTATTTGATTTAGTGCTACTGTTGGATTGTTTAATGGTGGTAAATATTCACTTAGCTTTTTGCCTTTATATTCGTACTCTTTTACTTCTCTATCAAGAGTTGGCTCATAAGTGTTTTTTATATAAATAATTCTAATCATATTTAAAAAATCCTACTATCATTTGTTTCCATTTTGGTGATGTAATCTTCACTCTATCTACCCCAGTTTTTCCCATAATATGCACGAACTCTTTATCATTTATCATAAATCCGCAATGTGTAACTGCTCCACCAACTCTTAGTGCTACAACTGCACCTTTTTTAGGATTGCATTTTCTCCATCTTGGGTTTTGTAAGCTCTCATAAAAGTACTTTTCATTTTCTTTGTTGTTTGGATCAACATAATCAAAGTCTATAATGTCTATTCCATGCTCTTGTTTATATAAATACTTAACTGCACCATAACAATCAAAATAAGGATATTCTCTTCCGTTTGCTTTATATACTGCGTTCATGATGTCTTTTTTCATTGGTAAAATCCTGAACTTGAAATAGCAGGGAAACCGCCAAATGGTATAGTTCCACCACTAAATTTCTCTCTGCAATCTGCTAAGGTTTTACCGCAACTCGTATCTGTTCCGCTGTATCCACAAACTACACCTTTAAATCTATGAGGGCAAGTATCTGTAAACATTCTATGAGGTGGGAATGCTACCCTCATTGGGTTTCTAATTCCACAAGTGAGAGTCACTTCTTCGTCATTTACACTTGCACTTGTACTCACAAAGTCATATGTATATTCTGCTATTCCTGATTCATAAGTAGAAGTTAGTATCATTTCTACTTGAATATCCCACGCTACACCTAAGTCTGGATCTTGGTCTATCCATCCACCTATAATTCTCTCAACATTTGAAACTTTTATAGTTGTGCTTGGTATGCTTCCATCTTTGCTCTCTGTAAAATCTTCAACTTTACAAGGAAAATAATAAAAAGTATTCCCATTAAAAGTGATGTTTGTTGTGTGTGGGCATATTCTATATACTACTGATTTTGATTTGTTTGATAATGTTAGAAGTGGTATCCATACTTCTTTTGAAAAGATATAATTTTTTTCTAGTATTGCTGTATTTGATAATGCTATCATACTTCTTTTACCGATATAGAGATATTATTATGATTTGGCATAGTTCCATTTTCTATAACCTTTATAGGCTCTTCAAATCTAACTGTATAGTCAATACCATCTTCAAGATTAGTCCAAACAAAAGGAGTGACTGTTTGAACATCCTCATAGTGTGCTTTTAATAGGTTTTTATTTTCTTTTGTAATAAAATAATCTGCTTTAAATGTTTTTAAACTTCTTGTATTCCTATTTCTTCTTTGTTCGTATCCACCATCAAATGATGTGCTAACTGTATTATCATCATATTCTATTGTTATTTTTGTTGGTTTTATATCAGGAAATGCCATTATTAAGCTCCCATCATTTTTCTAAAAGTTGCATCTGTTTGCATAAGCGACTGAACAGTTAGTTTTATTTCTGTTCTGTTGTCAGTTTGTTTTCTTGAAGTTTCTTTCATATCTAATGGAACTCCTGACTCGTTGTTTATAGTTATATATGTATCTCCACCGCCACTATTTCCTTGCATTGTTACAGGTATAGTTCTTCCATCAGGTAATGGCACATAAGCTTCGTTCATTCTTCCCTCGCCATAAATTGCAAGTTGAGGACTGTCAGCTATACCACCACTTGAATATGCTCTTAATGGGATTGCTCCTTGACTTGACATAATTCCACCGTTTGCAAAGCCAAAAATAGTATTTGCTAAACTACCTACTATGCTTGTTGTTGCACTTGCTAATGGCTGTGCTATTTGTGTTTTGACTATTTCGCTCATAATCGCACTAACTACACTTTCTCCTAGTGCTTGTAAATCTCCAAAACCATCTTTTGTAAAGTTGAAAAAATCTTCAAAACCACTCGTTAAATTGTCTTTCATAGTCTTTTGCATACTTTCCCATGTGCTTGTTGATTCATCCTCTATTTTGTCAAAAAAGTCTGTTTTATAAATTGCTACTAATTTGCTTAATTCTTCTGGTTTTAGCATAGAAAACTCACTCTCTATACTTGCTTTTTCTAACGCCCATCCTTTTTCTTTTTGTCCTGTTGCATCATAATATGTAGCATATTGGCTATTTTGATTTTTAACATAAGTCTTTGCTTGTTTTTCTATGTCTTTTTGTATTTTTAAAGAAGCGTTATACTCCATTAGGGCATAGTTTTTTATTTTTGTATTTACTGCTGATTTATTTAGTGCATTAGATTCTTTTTCGTAGGCTTGTGCTACTATTTCTGCTGTTTTTATAGCATCTTCTCGTACTTGCTTATTAGTACTAGCTATATTTGTTTGTAGTTTTTCAAATATTGGTCTATATTTATCATTTAGGCTATCTAGTTTTTGATTATCTGATAATGTAGTTAAGGCTTTATTTGCAAACTCTGTCATTTCATCTATTGTTGATTTCATAGATATTTTTAATTCTGTATTTGATCCTTGCGTAATTTTAACTGCTTTTGTTGCAGCATTTCCTATCGCTTCCATTACTTCTGGATACTGTGAATATTTAATTACTAAATTACCAAAATCATCATTAATTTGAGAAACTGATGTAAATTTATTGTTTCCTAATTCAAATATTTCCTTATAAGCATTTGATAGACCTTCATATCCCTCTTTCTGTCTTGATATTGACTCTATAATTTCTGTTCCAGATTCTATAGCTACTTTTTTATGTTCTTCAAGTACTCTTATTTTTCTCTCTAATATAGTAATGCTGTCTTGAAGAGATTTCTCTGATTTTGTTCCAAACAATACATCCGAGAAGCTACCTTTATTTGCTAAATCTGTTTTTGCATCTTGTAATTCTTTATATAGCTCTTTAAGACCCTTGCCTTCAACTCTAGTAGTAACTTTACCTGAAACATCAAATAATGAACCTAATTTAACAAGGGCATCCCCTGTTATAGATACTAAATTTGAAACTTCGTCACTTATATAACTTATGGCTTCTGTTACTTTGCCAAATGCTTCACCGTAATAATCCATAAACCCTTTTATTTGAAAATATGATGTTTGGAAACTATCTACCCATTCATCTGTGTTGTTTTTAATGTATGTTGTAGCATCTAATATTCCAAGTTTCAAATCATCAAATAGTGGTGCTGTTGTTTGCATCCTCATAGTGTCAAAAGCATCACCAAGTCTTGCTACTGCTCTTGTCATAGTCATTTCTTTAGAAAGTTCATCAAAATCAACTAATTTATCTTCGAGATATTTAAATAGCCCACCAACGCTTTTTTTAGCATCATCAATGTCTGCATTTGACATACCTAACATTTTACCGATACGACTATCTTTTGTAATAGTTCCTTCCATTATAGAGCGTATTTCTTCTCTTACTTGATCCATAGGCATACCAATAGAAGCCGCAATATTTGTCATTTGTTTTGAAAGTGTAATTGTATTTTTTATAACATCTTGGGTAGTTTTACCCATAGCTTGTCCTGCTCCTAAAGCACCACCTATCGCTTGTTGAAACACCTCTGTTAATTGTGGGAATGTTGCTGCTGTATCAATCGCTGCTTTTTTAATATCCATAACTGTACTAGCTGAAATTGCCATTGCTGCACCAAATCTCTCAGCACTATCTCCACCCTCTGTATTTGCTGAAATAAGTGCAGCGATACCTACTTGTGCATCTTCAATAGTTTTATTTAGCATTATCCCTTTAGTGGCTGTAAAATTAACAACTCTACTAAGAGCATAATAAGCCACTACCATTGTTTCTATTTGTCTTAAATGTCTAACAACACTATTCATAGTGCTGCTTCTTACTGCATTTTCTTTTTTTCTTGAAGTTGTAGCTTTGTCTATAGCTATTTTTTCTCTATTTGTAGCTGATGTTAATTTTTTTCTTTTTGAAACTTCCTTGTCAATTAAAATACCGCTTTGTTTTATTTCTAGTTCTTTCTTTTTAAGTGCTACTGTTTGTCTTGTAATTTCTTTTGTTAGTTTAGCTTCTAATTCTATTTGTTTCTTTTTTATAGCATTTTTTGCTTCTGTTTTTGTGCCACGCTCTGCATTTGCATACGCTTCTTTTAGTTTTGTTAATTCTAATTGTAGTTTTCTTATACTATCTATGTCTGATGTTGTTACCCCTAGTAAAATTCCTTTTTTATCTGCTTTTAAATCTTTTAATCTTAATTCTAGTTCTTGGTAACTTTCATTTAATTTTTTTATCTGCTCAATTTGTTTTTTTATTTCAGGAGTGAGATTATCTTCTGCATTAAACTTAATTATTACATCACCTGCTGCCATCACCACTCCTTTCTATATAATATCTCTCTATAAATCTAATTAAGTCCATCCTATATGGGTTTAATTCAAATTCATAAATTTTTGCTATTTCAATAATGGAACTATAATTTAGTCCTATTATCCCGCCCATTCCACTAACTATCCATTGAGTACCTATCTTTTGAAAAAAGTCTATCACTTCTCTCATGTGCAAAGGAACATAAGGAGGAAGAACACTATCTGGCAATTCCTCTCCAATTTCAAGGGCTATCTTGATGTAACTCTGTATTGAGTCATCACTTTGCCAATCAAGATAGTCTTTTACTTTTTTGTAGCGATCACTTTTGTATTAAATGTAGTTATCGCTACTTTTCTTACCCACATTTGCAAATCGCTATATGGTATTTTGTCAATCTGATCATCGCTTATATTTCTAAGCGTAAGTAAATCAACCAATAGGTCATCTAGTGACTCTTCTTTTAACGAGTCAATTTCTATAATTTTGTGTTTCTTTAATTTCTTTTTTTCACCAAATGTTAAAGGGTTAGCTACATCTTCTAAAATACTAGGAAGTTCATAATCTATTATTTCCTTAATATTTTGCTCTTGTTCTTTATATACCTCTTTTATAGCATCCAGTGATAATTCTATTTTTGGCTCGTTTTTCATATTAATAACTCGCTACATTATTTGTTAATTCTACTTTTAGTAGTTCTGTACCAACACTTTTGTACCCATTCCATGCTAAATTTAATGGATATTTTTCTCCAACTCTTTTAGCTTCATTTTTAAATGAAAACTTAGCTTCTGCTATTGTAAGAGTTAAAGTGTTAGTTCCATCTGTAATTATGATGTCAAAACTTACAGGCATTTCATTTTTAGCTTTTGTATATACTGAACTATCGAAAAGACTTGAAAAATCACCACTTGCTGAAACTTGCATATCAGATATTTCACCTGCATTTGCACCTGTACCTATTGTATATGTAGCTTCTGTGCCTCTATCTAATGACATTGAGAAGCTTTTTGATAATGTGTAAGATACATTGTCTATTTTTAGTGATGTATGAGCATTTTTAATACGAGTTGCTCCTAGAGAAATTTTATTTGTTTCATCTAGTTCTGTTATCGAATCAGTAATACTATCTTTAAAGCTCATGCCGACAGTATCTAGGCTAAAGTTATAATCTCCATCAGGTGATACATCTATTGAAAACCCTTTTGCTTTCAATCCGTTATATCTTTCAATAAGGTCACTTCCGCCATCACAAGAGTTGTTTAGTGTATTTTGAATACAAAAACTAGGGATACACTCAGTAGACTTAAATGTATGAGTATAGCTTCCTGTATTATCAACTGTTGTAGGGTCACCAAGAGAAGCTTTTAATAAAACTCCTATTTGCTCAAAGTATAAAGGAGTAGTGATACCACCTGCTACCTCGTTAAATGTACCAAATGGCTCTCCACCGCTATCTATATCTCCACCTATAACACTATCAGTCTTTGTTTGTCTACTTGCTGTTATTCCACTCTCAACTGCTGTTAAAACTATTGGTTCTGGTAATGATGGGTCTGTACCTGCTGTAGTTTCCCAATCTAATACTACTTTTTTAATTAATGGATTTGCCATTTTATTCTCCTAATAAACTTAATTTATCGTTACCGATTATGTTCGGAACACTAAAGTTAATTACTATTGCCCCAGAATATATTGGAAACAATGTAATTTCGTGGTTGTAAAAGGTAATTTCGTAGCTGTCTAAATTTGTGCAATTAAAAGCACTTTTTAATTCTTCTACTACAATATTCCCCATTTCCTCAATTTTATAAATACCCTCATATTTGATAACATTCCCATTTGTAGTTGGGTTTTCACTTCCGTTAATCATTAAATGTATAACCATCTCATAATCATAGTTAGTGTTGCTATCACTCATCTCATTAGTCATTGGGGCTATCGCTAAAAGCGGATAGTCCGTTGTGTGAGGTGGGTTTTCAGTATCTATCCCTAAGAAAATCAAAGGGGATTTAGAAAACTGACTTTGTGAATAAGTTTCAAGACTTGTAGATATACTTAACTTGTCTATTAAAAATTCACTTATCTCTTTATTTGTAATCAAGACACTCTCCTTGATCCATTCTCTACTAATGTAAAGGATTTTCTATAACTTTTCTCAATTTCGCTAATTATATTTCCTCGCATAGCATTAAATGTTGGTCTTACTATAGGTCTTGCTTTTCTGTTCACATATCCTCTTTTTGCAATACCGCCCATTCCTGATGCTCTAAAAAAGTTTTTTTGCTTATCTGTTAAGATTTCCTTGCCACCATGTTCCATTTTTTGCCCTATTTTTTTGACAAAAACTCCACTTACTCTAGTATATGGCGTTTTCTCTCCATCTTTATATCTATAAGACTTAAACCCTTTTCGCTCATTCATAAATCCAACTAAAACTTTTAAACTCGCATCATATCCTTGCATACGAATAAACTCGCCTAGATTTGAATTGTTGCCACTAACTCTATTCCCTTCCCTTGAATAAGCTTGTTTTTTACTTTTACCAAATGTAACTCTTTTATGCCCATTGTGATATTCTGTACCCCAATTATGAGTTCCCATTGATTTAGCTTTATTAACCATTGCTTTTCTTAAAGAAGTACCGCCTTTTTGCATTGCTTCCATTGCAAAATTTGGGGCAAATTGCTTTAGAGTATCTAGTTTACTAAAAGCATTATCTAATTTAACTTCTAAAGCCATAGTTCTTCCCTGTTGGTCTTTTTTCATTACTTAAGACTAATGTAGTAAACATATCATCTACGCTATATTGCTTTATGGTATATGTAATATTGTCTACTGTAAATTTCTCGTATATGTTTGGTATAAAATCAATAGCTACATAAGCCATTAGTTCATCTTCTACTTCTTTATTACCTTTTAGTGTATTATTAGCACTCAAAGAGTCAATTAGACAACTTAATTGCAATTCACTACCATCTGCTTTGTGATAAACAGCTTTTATAGCTAATTCATCTAAGTTAATCATAGTTTGTGCATCTGTTGATAATTGCTCTTTAAGGCTCATAATTATTTACCTAACTCAAATACTACATACCCTGTATCAGCCTCAACTGCTGTACCTGCAAATGTGTTATCTAATGCTGTTCCTGTCACTACATTTGCTGATGTAACATAAACTTTATCACCTGCTGCAATAGTACTAGCTGTATCAGCATAAACTCTTCCTGTTAAAGTCATGGCTACAGTTTCACCTGATGCCCCACCAACTTCTACAAGTCCTACCATAGCTCCTAGTGCTGTAACAGTTCCTGCCTCCATATCCGCTGAAAGTGTTAAGTCTGTTTTATATAATGGTTGGTTACCATCACTTACTATATATGCCATTATTAAGCTCCTGCATTTTTAAATAGGCTTCTGTAATCTTCCGCAACGATTCCGAATCTAAATGCGATTTCATACTCTATGCCATGAATTTTTGATTGTCTAACCATCTCAATTACAGGACGATTACCTTCTCTTTGTAAATAACCAGTTCTGATAGTTCTAGTAGCACCTGTCATAAACCAAGCGTTTTGTCCTACTAGCTCAAAATCTGCTATTGGAGAAACAAGATTTTTAACCACATTGTCATTTACACCATTTGCACCATTTGTATTCAGTAGAGTTGAAACTTCTGGGAATTTATCAGGGCTAATAATGATGTTTTTAGGCTTGATATTTGCACTTCTAGTTTTGTTCTTACCAACTTTTACAGTTTGAGATACCATTTTCTTATAACCCTCTAAAAGAGTAGTTTGAGAAACAACACCTGCTGTACCTGTATTGGCATGACTAGCATCAAAAATAGCTTTAGAATCAGCCATTTTATAAGAAGAATAATCACCACGACCTAATAGTAAGTCATAAACTTGTCTATTTTTCCATGCTTCAATATTAGATACTAAGTCCATTAAATTGTCAAAAAATCCACCAAGATCATCATTTACAATAGCTTCATAAGTTAGAGCAAATTTTTTACCATAAGAGTATAATCTCCAAGTTAAGCTATCTTCACTTCTATATCCATACTGTAAACTTCCACCCTCGCTAAGTTTTTCAAAATCACTATCAAAACTATTTACATCAATAAGTGTTTGAGTTTTAAAGTCTTTTAACCCAACTGATTTAGTCCACTCTCTATAAGTAACTGGTGCTGAATCATAAGCATCTGCAATTAACTTATTTTGAACATTACTTAGAAGAACTGGAAAATTACCTGTGTTCATACTTGCTATAATGTCGCTTTGAGAAGCTGTGTTTAGGTTTACATCATTAACCATTGATAGTAACTGCATCATTGATTTAGACTCTAAGCCTTTTGTTTCTAATGTGCTACTAGCTAGAGAAGTAATACCTGACTTCATTAAGATAGCATCACCTACTGCATTTAAATCTACTTTCACTTCTGCTCCTGTGACGATTGGTGCTGTATCTTGTTTAGCACTTATTTTTTCTAAGATTGTTTTTGCTACTGTATGCTCTGTTTGAGATTTATCAGCCACAATTTGATTGATTTCTTCTGCTGAAAAAACATCTTTATGAGAAGCTACAACTGTGTTTATTGCTTCAACTCTTTCTTTATCCGCTATCTGAGCTTTTAATGTTGCTATTGCTTCATTTTGCTCTTCAAGTTTTGCTGTGAGTTCTTTCGTTGGTGCTACTATCGGTTGCTCCTCAATAGCTCCATTAACTCCATTATCTTTTGGCATATTGCCTCCTTGAAATTGGTTGATTAAGTTACTTAGAGAAGTAACGCTGTTAGCTAATCCAATATCTACTGCCTTTTGACCGACAAATACTGAACCTGCACCAAAACGACTTACTACATCTTGATTACTAATATCAAGATGATGCGATACCGCTTCTATAAAAACTTCTGCTACTGCATCAACTCTATTTTGGTATTCTTTTTCGCCCTCTTTGCTTTCTACATCAGGGGCTTTATTTGGTGATTGTGAAGATACAAATTGGACTAAATTTTCGTCTTTTTTATAAACACCCATAATTGCACCAATATTTCCTAAAATACTTGTGTTTTCGCAATGAATTGCACTACAAGCACTAGCTAACCAATACCCTGCACTACAAGCCATACCTTTAACATGAGCTACAATTTTCTCTCTATTTGCATAAATAAGATCAGATAAGTCACTTACTCCATTTACCATCCCACCGCCTGTGTCGAATGAAAGAATAATTTTTGTAATTGATTGATTTGCTAATACCTTTTCTAAATCAGCTTTAATAGATTCTGTTGAAACTGCTCCACTTACATCTGTGAACATATTTCCATATCTAACTATTGAACCAGTAATGCTTATTACCGCTACATTTTGCTGAATTGAAACTCTATTTGATGTTGTATTTTCTGCACCATTAAAAGCATAATATTGATTATTCTTATCAGCTATTTCAACTGCCTTTTCAATATCACTATTTTTTCTAGTTGCAATACTTATAATGTTTTGTAGGTTTTCTTGTGAAGTAAGCCAAACATTATCATATATGACACTATTTATCATTATTTTCCTCCTTAATTACATTTAAGAGGTCTGCACTTAATGATGAGTCTGTGTCTATATACTCTAACCCTGCATCCTCAAATAATTTTTTTTCTTGCTGTTTTTCTTTAATAATATCTTCAATATCAAGACCTTGTTTACCTACTTCTCTTGTAAGTGTCGTCATTCCCAAATATAATTTTTCTTTAATTGCTGATATGTCTTTTAGTGGATCAACCCACTCTCTCGCAGGTGGAATCCAAGATTTTTTTAAATACTCTGATTTATTTGCATAATATTGGGCAGGTGTAATTGTTTGCATATTCCCACTTAACACCATAGCTTCTAGCCATTTCTCAAAATCTGGATTTTTAAATGTTATAATATGCTGTAATTGCTCATAATCAAATCTCTTATTATCTTGTATTAAAGAAGCACGACTTGAAGCAAAATTTACTTGACTATAATCTCTAAATGCTAATTCATAAGATAGTTTTCTTCCACTTGCTATAAGCCTAATAACCATCATTAAAAAATCTTTGTGGTTATCTCCTGCAACTTTAGGATCAAGTTGTTTTAAATCTTCACCTTTATTTAAATAATGAACCATTAGCCCATTAATCATTTGTAACTGTTGGTTTGGTTCTGATGATGTAGAATTTCCTCTTGCTGCACCAGTAGGATTGTCTGCTGTTACATAATAAGGAAGATTTGCTCTTACCCTTGCATTTTGAATTAATGCTGTATTGTATGCCATAAAGTTTTTTAAATCTAGTATTACTTGCTTATATTCACTTACACCACGAACTTGTGATGCTCTGTTTTCTATATTCATAATATGAAGTGTATTTTTAGCATCTAATGAAAATTCATTATAAAATTCATCTACAAAATGAAGTTTTTTTGTTTTCCCTGTATCTTTATTTACCTCTACACCGCTATATATATAATCTCCAACTTTAGATGTATCAAAATTTGAAGCTTCTAGTATTTGTGTTTTTAGTGGGCTATTTCTATCTTTTGTTAGTACATAGTTTACAATAGACTCACCATCCATCATTCTTGCACCAAAGATTGTTCTCTCTGCACTTATTCCACTTAATCTGCCATTTAATGAATAAGCATCTGGGCTTTCCATTCTTGCTCTATATTTAAGTTCTATTTCATCAGCTATTCTTTTATCTGTAACAAGAGATTTAAGCTTTATCCCATTTCCGATAACATTATTTTTAAGCGTTTCATCTATATTTGAAATGATTGGGTTATTCTCATGTAGCCATCTTGCTCTTTTAATCATTTCCATTCTGTCAAAAGTTGCAGTATCTTCAAAAGTTCCTACTGCATTTGTAAAATCAGCATTTACTTTTGATATTTTTCCACCCTCGTAAAAAGAAGCCTTAATGTCATATATTAAACTCATTTAAGACTCCTTACTTTTACGAGAATAAGGAAAATAATGAATGATAAAAATATTAATGCTAGTGATACTCTTGTATATATGCTCCATAAAGCTATATAAAAAGAAACACTTATAAATGAACCTATAATATATAATATAAATACACTTATAAGTATTGGTAAGATGTAGTATTCAGATAGTTTCGCCAAAAACAATATGATTGCTCCTGATATTTGGTTTTTCATTTGAACCCTCCACAAAGTCACCGCCATATAGATTAATCTTCTCTATTAGCTCTTTTTCTTGTTTATATAAAACACTTAATGGGAGTCTTACTATTGAGCTTAATCCTGTTCTATATTCTGATACACGACCACCTTGTATATAGTCTATTGCATCTTGAACATCTGTAAGTCTTAAAGAAAGTGATTTAGCCATTTTTAACCCTTTCCATAATTTTATGATAAGCAATGGATAGAAAATAGGGTAAAATTCATCCATAAATTGATTAAAATTTAACCATAGATTTTATTTTTACATTTAAAATGTAAGTACTTTTAATGATTTGTGATTTTTTTTGGGGTAGACATTCTGATGAAAAAAGTTTACAATTCGAGAGAGTTCGGGGCTACGCCGACC